ATAAACAGCAGCCTTAACAATAAATCGCTGAAGCGTTGACTCAACCAAAGTAGTTTCAATTCGACCATCTGGGTGTTCCTTCCAGAACTTAACTAGGCGTTCCTCGACTGTCTCGTAATCCTCTAGATTAAACATATTGCTCATTCTCCTCTGTGTGCAGTTGCGCTGCAATAGCAGCATAAGCCACTAGATCGACATAAGTGTCAGTCTTTGCAGTCTCCATGCTTCTGGCTATTTTGACGAGTGCCATACACATCGCGACTTGGTAATCAGTAACCGGCATTTCCAAATAACTCGACCAGAGGGCTGCCGTTCTTGCCATGTTGTCAGTTGGGTGACCGTAATCCATTCCTCGGTCTTGAATAGTTGCTCTTGCTTCGTTGAGATAGTCTCTAGCATTCATCGGCCGACCTGCTCAAGTTGACGAGCGATCTTACGAGCTGCGATGCGACCCTTGATCTTGCCATGTTCAAAGCCTTTGCCATAACCAAAGCCAAAGCCAATTAACATGCCGACTGCTATCGATAAAGTAATTGCTATATCTGCGTTCATTTACTGCCCTTCTACTGCGCCCTTCGCAGTTTCTTGGCATAAGTGTTGCATAAATATCTGACTATCTAACGGTGTGTTGATAACGAAATGGTAACAATTCTCCATCGTCCATCGCATCATCGATCGTGCGCCTTATATCGTTATCGAGATCGTCCATACCTACGTCCATGGACTTGGAATGTTCCATCCTTTTCGATGTAAATTAGATCGACTTGGACGTTTTTACCGTTCTCTGTGACGATAGCAAAGGCTTGCTGCCAATTAGGCGTAGAGACGTATTTGGCGGCTTTCAAGTCCATCGCATGTCCTACTTCAACTCCATGGAGAACTCGTCTTAAAACCCCGTTAGAAGCCTCAGAAACGGCACTTCTACCCGCTCTATGAGTGTGACCCATAATTACATTCTGACCATGGCGCTTAGCTTGATTTAGGGCAGATAAACCCGGGTTAGGATTAAGGCTACCTAAGTCACCATGAATGGCGATCCAGCCTTTAGCAATGGGCATTGGGGTAGTCCAAAACTTGACTCCCATTTCATCTAGTTTCAGAAATTTCTCAAACTTCAATTCAGGCAGGGATAGGAATGCTGGGATCTTCTTCATAATTACTTTGTACAATCGATCCGTATGATTGCTGCGCACCATATGGGCTTCTTTGGAATACTCGAAAAGCGACCAAAGTACATCGACTGTCCGATCACGATCCTCAGCTAGTGTCTGTTCGTACCAGCCCGGTGTGTTTTCTGTCCATCGGCTGATTTGTGGGAGATCAATTTCATCTCCGATAGTAAGGACAGCATCAGGGCGAAACGCTTTAATAAATAAACTGAGATTGCGTACAACATGCGAGTCCTCGTATGGACATTGAAGATCTGGGATCACTACTGTCCGCTTCATATTTTTTAATCCTCGTCGTCATCGTCATAAGGGATACGGTTGGGAAGTTCTGGAAGCCAGTTAGGAGTAGGCAGGATCGTTGCCGGGTAAGTCAATGGCTCAAGCAAGATCGCCAAAGCCATTTCAACATCAAACCCTGCTCTGCGCAGCGATTTGTAATACTCGTTTAACCCGATGCAGTACTGATCCAGCATCGAGTATGCTTCCAAGTCGATAGCCTTCTTGCGTGCCATGATTAAATTATCGCTCTAAAAGGATGTTATAGATTTCATCGACACGCGCATTGAGGCGCTTAATCTCCGACAGCAAGTGCGTGATCACATAACCAGCCAAGCCACCCACTATCGCAAGCGTGGCAATATAAAGATTTAAGTAATCCGCTGGGGTCATCGTTTTGGTGTCGCATATCCGAATACTCCAGCAAGAACTGCCCAGAGAACTGAGCGGTAATCTGCTGCAAAGTTAGAAGCTGCCCAAGCAGATAAGAACGCTCCAGCAGTTAGGAAAAAAGGGTTTTTCATATTCATTGAGTGCCTCCTAGTAACGGGATATTAAAGAACGAACTATCTTCATCGCCCGCGCTAGTGAAAGAACAATGAAGATGACTGCGGTGCTTGTTAATTCCCTTATACGGTAACCAACGGAAATAGTTTTTGCGGCTTGCAATTTTGCCGTCGAAGATGAGATATGCAATTCGCTTATCAGTCTTTGCCAAGAGACGAAGTTGATCCGCCACATCGGGCATGAGGTCTGGTTTAGGTCTGCCGGATAGATCGCGGTCAATGTCAATGGCACGAACCCAACCTTCGCCATCTGGATTATGGTCAGACTTACGAGTTGAGTGCCGACTATCGCCGATCCAGCCGTCCGAGGTACGATCACGATCGCTGAAGCAGTCATCGAACTGTTCACGAAGTTGAATTCCTGCTTTGCATAACTTAGGCTTCATGCAGTTTCATCTCATGATCTGAGTTATTGCATTCCCATTGTTTTTTATCATTAAGAGTTAGTTCATCATGGCCACATTCTGGCATTGGCGAAATAAAAGCATCATCTATTGAATCGTAAGTGAAGCCAATTCCAGCAAAGTTATAACGTATATTGCCATTATAAGAAGTCTTTACCCAAGTGCCGCCAAGATTATCTATAAGCCATTTATAGCCTTCATCGCCATTAGGATCATTGTTGTCTCCGACAAGTACGCGAATTACTTTATTGTTATCGTCTAATTCTGCCCAATGACTCATACTGCGTACCTCACAATTACAATTCCTGCGCCGCCTGAACCTGCGTTGCCAGCGCTAGTGTTTCCACCAGATGCGCCACCGCCTCCGCCGGTCTGAGCTGTTCCATCAGTTCCTGAACCTGTTGACCCAGATGATCCTGCTCCACCGCCGCCATTACCACCAGCGCCACCAGTATTGGAGGAACCTCCACCGCCGCCTGCAAAGAAATAAGTTCCGCTTACATTTTGGCCATAACCAGTTGCAGCGCCCCATGATGAATAAGTTGACACACCTACGCCACCGACTCCACCAGTTCCGCTTGCAGCAGGCGCATTTCCAGCGCCACCAGCGCCACCGCCTCCGCCGCCTCTAGCGCCACCTGATACTGAACCTGCCGCACCAGCATTGCCCTGTCCTGATGTTCCTGCGCCGCCTGCTGACTCATAAGAACCACCGCCGCCTGAACCACCTGATGCACCATCTAATTTTGTAATACCAGCATCAGTACCACCACGACCGCCGCCAATAACTGTAGTTAAAGCGCCAAAACTAGAATTGTTACCGTTAGTTCCGCCGAATGATGCAGCCGCACCACCGCTACCTACTACGACTGAATAACTGCTGGCCGCTAAAGACTGAGAAGTAAAAGCGAGTAAGCCGCCTGCGCCTCCGCCGCCCATACCGCCTTGACCGCCACCAGCTGCTGAACGAGCGCCTGAACCACCACCAGCGACAACAAGAATATCGCAAGATAGAGTCCCACCAGATACAACTAAATTACCGTTGCCAGTAAAAACTCGATAGTTGTAGCCCCCAGAAGTGTAGAGAGTTCCTCCTGTTACGCTAAAAGGCGGTGTGAAATCATGAAGGCCAGTAATTACATTAGCGATCATTAGGCTATTGCACCCACAACATACCAAGTATCGGTTGCAGTCTTAATACATGCTGCTGACTTATATTGTGCAAGGGTTGGACTAGCTGCTGTTGCACCTGCTGAAAGGACTGTTGTTGTGCCGGGCGTCACTGCTGAAATAGTGCAAGTACCCACGCCGATGTTGAGAACTGTAATCACTGTGCCCACTGGGAACGCCACAGAGGCATTAGTAGGGATCTTAAAGGCGATAGCAGTTGCCTTGTTCATTAATTCAAGAGTTTGATAGGCATCAGCAATAGTTGCTGTGTAATCGGCTGTATTAGCCGCGCCTACTGTGAACGAGGTTAAGCCGTTGTACATAGCCGCGCTTAGGACATCGCCTGTAGCTGCTGGAAAGCCTGTTGCCATTTATATTCTCCTAATACGCCATTATGCTAGTGCCGATTATACCTGATACTGCGCTTCCGATGATGAAGCCCTCGACTATAGGTTCGAGAGTTGTCACAGTTACCTTCATGGAATTTGGCGTGATATTCCAGTCCAGTCCTTGTGCTTGTAAAGTCTTTACGATGGTTGAGCCATCTGGTTGAACATTCGTGATCTTTAGATTAGAGAAGTAGTCAAGTGCCAGCATGGTTGCAGTTGGAACTACTGGATCGAGTAGATCGACCGTCATGGCATCTATTCGGATCGTGGTCTCAGCTCTAGTTGCCACATATATCTTGGCTATGTTTAAAGTGTCTGCATCTGTCTGGGCTACCAAGTTGCTTTGATTTAACTGATGCGGGAAGTATTTGGCGATAGATGCTGAGTTCTCTGATACCTGCTGTGTGCCGCCTACGCGAGTCATGCCAGCGCTGTTGATGATCAACTTGTCATCGAAGGCGAAAGTAAGGTTGCTGTAAGGAATGCCAGTAGTCTGATTAAACTCGATCGGAGTCTCGCCGTACTTCTTGATTACATTGGTGCGGTTCAGGAATATCGCAGTTCCTTCAGAGTTGATATAGAACGCCCCCTGCTCTGAGAACTCTGCGTTCTTTAGCGCATCGAGCGCTGTTCGAGAAGTGCCAG